ATTTTTTTACTGCACGAACTGTTTCTTTTTGGTCGTTTGTTTCTAACGCAATATATAAAAGTTTTTCTTCTTTCACAAGAAAAGGTCGAAACCTTATCTTTCTTCCTGACGAGGGTATTGTTGTCTCAAACTCAGGAACGGATAACGAAGGTAGTGCCATACTATTCTCCAATCAATTAAAATATTTTATCAAGAAATCTAACTGCCCTTCTAATAGTTGATGTTCTTGAGTCTCTTACTTTAGCAAGATTTGCAATTGCACCAAAAATCTTAGGAAGTCTTTTCTTTTCACTCTCATATCTGTTGTATGCAAATGTCACAGACAATCTGTGAAGATCATCACTTGCCCAATTCAAAGGAAGTGGTGCAATTTGTATAGGGTATGCTTCAATAAGTTTCATTTCAAAAGTAACATCATTGTTTTCATTCATTTGCATAATTTCAATACTTGAAACGTAATCATCATAATAACCAGCATTAAATGCTTTTGCATTTTTATTTGCAGCTGGAAGTCTGTGTTCTCCTACAATGAGGTCTTGCCACCTTTCAAAAAATATTTTTTCTCTTAAATCTTCACTACAAATAAATGTAATCGTTGTGTCAACATAGTTTGCTTGATAACCACTTTTACGAAGTGGGCCATAATACCGATTGTCTAATGTTTGAACTGCACGCCCAGGCAACTCTGCTGAGTCTGCTCTAAGTGCAAGGTGAAAGAGATCAACGTCATCTCCAAGACTATTGAGAATACCAGCTGCTTCTCCGACCGTACCTCCAAGTAAAGATAGACCTGATATTAATCTTCCAAGAGCACTTCCGTCACTTCCTTGTCCTGTTGGTGGTATGACTCTAACTTCAAAACGGTCTTGCTTTGCATAACCAGCTGCATTGAAGTTACTTGTAAATTCGTTTATCTTAAATGGCATTTCTACTATCGCTCCAGACTTTCTGTTTACTTGCTTTAGAGAATTGTTCAACAGGAAGAAAAAGTGCCATATCCCATTGTTCAGCATTTACTTCTATAAATCTTGACTTAACTTGACTTGTCAAATATCTCTTAACAGTTGGTTTAAAAAAACGAAAACGAGCTGCTCCATTTAAAACTCTATAACTTAAATTTAATCGAGTTGTTTCATCATACTTTTTATTCGTCACTAAACCATAAAGGGCATCCATAAGTTTAGCTCTTAATCGTGGTGGAAGATAATGTAGATTGATTCCCATAAATCCTCCCTGTGCTTTTTTGAACGGAAAGATTAAAGGAAATCTATCGTAGTACGGAAGTTCTTTTTTTGTTTTAGGGTCGTATGCAAAGAAATACATTCTTCCCATACTAACACGACCTACTGCCTGTGATTTTGCTTCTGACTGCAACTTTCTTGGAGTGATTGAAGTCTTTCTTGCTTGAGTACGAAACCAATCTCTCGACTTACGTTCTTTTGCAGGAAGTTTACCAAGAGCTGCTCCCTTCTCAAGTATCTTATCAAATGTAAATGCAGGCATTTAAAATAAATCTTTTTCTGTTATTAACGTGAACTTCCATTTTCTTTCTTCACAAAACTTTTGTGCATACTTCCATTTATAACTATTTATACCCCAATTTTTTACTTCTGTAATATATCTTTTTGTTTTTCTCTTTTGTACTCTTGGTTCTTTTGTTTGAGCATAGGGTTTGACCTCGACCATATGAGTTTCAATCAAGTTTTCTTTTGTTCTTACTTCAATTAAAAAGTCTGGAAAGTATCTGTGCCATTTTCCATCAATCGGAGATTTGTACGGAACAAAGAGTTCTTCACTTTGCCATCTCAATACATTTTGATTGAGGTCAAAGTATTTCATGGCTTTGAGTTCCCATGAGGAACGAAAAACAATATTTGTTGGGTCGCCCTTGTATTTAATTGGGTTCTTTGGTCTAAATTTTCCCTGATAATATTTAGTCATTGTATATTTACTTATAAATAGTTTTAAATTCTCACAAGGTATATTTATCTCATGGTAAAAATAAGTAAAATTTTTGATAAAGCAATAGATTTAGTTGATGGAAAATTAGGTAGACTTCTTAATAGAGGAGATACAGATACTCTCATCTTTCCAAATGAAATAGAAAATGTAGGACAGTTTATGAAGTTCTCTATTTTTAGAGAGTTTCAATTCCAAAGAGATGCTTTTGAAAAAGGTTCGATTGATGCAAGAATTTTTCTTCCTCTCCCTGCAAACCTTAATGCTGGATATGCATCAGAATATGCAAACGAAGAACTTGGAGCCTTTGGAATTGCAGCTGCACAAAATGCTGGTAAGTTAGATTTTGGTGGTGGTGCAGAAGAAGTAACTGAGAGTCTTTCTGATTTTGGAAAAGGACTGAGAAAAGATGTTGGTGTAGGAGGATTGAAAAATGTGGGAGCTCAATTCGCAAGTACTGAAGGTGGGGCAATTATTGGTGGATTGATTGGTGGAATACTTGGTGGTGTAACAGGTGCAGCTGCTGGTGGTGCAATTAAAGGTGCATTTGCAGGAAAAGGAATTGCACGAAATCCACACATGGCCGTTCTCTTTCAAGGAACAGGATTTAGAACACACTCATTTAGTTACAAACTTGTACCGAGTAATCAACGAGAATCAAAAATGATTACAAAGATTATAAGAGCATTTAAGTATGCAATGGTGCCTGAGTATGTTGAACAAAATCACTTTTTTAGATATCCACAACAGTTTCGACTTGAGTTAAGTAATCCAGACCATCTTTTTAAATTTCAGACTTGTGTGCTGACAGGATTTAATGTAAACTATCATGGAGAGGGAGGCCCCTTCTATCACAATCTTGAGAACGGAGAAGAGGCACCTGTTTCTGTTACAATGGAAATGAACTTTACGGAGACAAGAATTATCACAAAAGACGAAATAGATGAGGGTCTATAATGGCACATTATTTTAAACCATTTCCAAAGATTGATTACGACCTTAAAAAAAACGGTAAATCAAACTCTCTGACAAACATTACTCTTAGATTTAAAGTTCAAGAAGCTTTACTATCACAGTCAGTTATTTACTATGACTATCAAGTTCAAGAAGAAGATAGACCAGATATTGTTGCAGAACTATACTATCAAGATTCAACTCTCGATTGGTTAATTCTAATTGTCAATGATATTATCGACCCACAGTTTGAATGGCCAAAAGAGCAGTATAGTCTTGATAAGTTTATTCGACAAAAGTACGGAAGTATTTCAGAAGCTCAAAGAACAGTTCATCATTACGAAAAAATATTAAACGCACAAAGTACTTTGGCAGATGGTACGATTGTTCCAGAGAGAACAGTTAAAATCGACCAAACAACATACAACTCTCTTGCAGGAGATACACTACAAGGAGAGACAGGATTTGTCAAGATAAGGAGAGAAGTCTCTGCATATCAATATGAACAAGACCTTAATGATGAAAGAAGAAACATTAAACTTTTAGATGAGGTATATCTTCCTCAGATTCTCTCTGCTGTTAGAGGTGTTTTTGCATAATGGCTGATAATAATTATAAGCACTTTGCTATTGATATACAGCAAATAGGACTTATTGCATTTGACAGATCAGAAGATTCTTTTGTTGATATAAAACCAATGTGTGTTGAAGTAGCTATATTTGAAGATATTGAATCTTCTTCTGTATCTATACAAGTTCTTGTTGAAGATGGAATTGGTATTATAGAAAGAATGCCTCTTGTTGGTGATGAAAAAATAATTATTACTTATAGAACACCATCTTTTGATGATTATGTTGAAGCAGAGTTTGATGTTTATAAACATAGTGTCATTAATAAGTCTAAAGAAAGAGTTCGAGAGTATTCAATTTTTGGAGTTTCTCCAGAAAAGAAACTAGACCTTGTTTCAAGTGTCGATAGAGTATATAAACTTTCTGGAAGTGAAACAGTTAAATCTATTTACGACACTTACTTTTTAAACAGAAGCCAACTAAAAAATCCTAAAAAACTTGAAACAAGTGAAAGTTTTGGAACACAGTATTTCATAGGAAATGGTCGAAGCCCTATGTCCTTCATAAAACATATTGCTGATGAGTCTGAGTCAGAAGAATACCCCGCATCAAATTATATGTTCTATGAGACTCTTGATCGTAAGTTTCACTTTAAAACATTAGATGAGTTAATGAAGGGTGAAGTTGTACAAAACTTTTATCTTGCAGATGCTGGTAAGAGTCTTGGAGATATAAAAAGACGAGCTGAAAAAGATACAATATTTCCATATCAAATTATCACAGACATTGAAGTCAAAGATGGTATTAATGGATTGCGTAAAATTATGGCTGGAGGATATAGAAATTCAGTTAAAGTAATTGACCCTGTTACCAAAACTTTTTCTGAGAGAACATTTGATTATTTAAAAGATGATAAATTAGTTCAGATTGCAAAATATAAAACAATACCAGACGATACATCTTTTCTCAAAATCAATGATGAAGATATACACTCAAGATTATTACGAGGCACAGTTATACCAGATGGTTTAAGCACAGGATATTATGAAGATACAGGAATATCAAGTGACACAGAATTTGATACAGATAGATCAGATGAAATAGTTCTTACGGATGATGATGGCAATCCACTTGAAGAAATTATTGTTACTTCTGAAAGAAGAGCTCCAGAGGATAGGCTACAAGGTACATTTTTTGAGGAAAATGTTTCAGAGGAGTCAGACCCACAATATTTCTTTCCAAGACGGAGACATCGCTTTGCACATTTAGATATTGCATCAAGAATCCTTTTTGATACAATAACAATAAGTTGTACTGTATCTGGAATTAGTGATCTTCATGTTGGACAAGTTGTAAATGTTTTTGTTCCTCAAGAATCAAATGATGAAGAAATGATGAAAATGTACAATTTATTTTATGGTGGAGATAGACTCAAAGGTGGAGAGAAAGATGCAAAATTCCTTGTTACAAGTATTTCTCATGGGTTTAGTTTTTCTAAAGCTGTCTATACTACATCATTTACTTGCGTAAAGAATAGTTTTGCAAATAGAGTTGAGACTGAGAATAAAAGAGTTATAGGAGATTTCTTTTGAGAAAATCGAATGAATTTTTAGGATTAGATGGATTTATATGGTGGACAGGAGTTGTCGAGGATAGAAACGACCCTCTACAGCTTGGTCGTTGTAGAGTGAGGTGTATGGGGTGGCATGATGAAAATGTCGATAAACTTCCTACAGGTGATTTGCCTTGGGCTCAACCATTACAACCAATTACATCAGCTGCATTAGCTGGTGTTGGAACATCTGCAACAGGACTTCTTGAGGGTTCATGGGTCGTTGGATTTTTTATGGATGGAAAGAAAGCACAGTTTCCAATCATCATGGGTTCTCTTGCTGGAATATCAGGAGAAGGTGAAGTAATCGGTACAGGATTTCGTGACCCAGAGGGATTTTATCCTACTGAAGATTTTAAAGGAAAACCAGATACTCCTACTCTTGCAAGAGGAGAAGAAGTTTCAAGTAATGAGTCACCAGCATATCAAGATAGAATATTAAATAGATTGGAAAATGTTAAAACGGCAAAGGGTGCTGATGTAGGGTCAATATATTCTCGTTCTATACCTGAGAGTGGTAAATGGAGTGAACCAGAACCAAGAGGAAGTAAAGACTCAGAATATCCTTACAATCATGTAAGAAAGACAGAGGCCGGTCATGTCTTTGAAGTTGATGATAGTTTAGGTGCAGAAAGAATACACACTTATCATAGTCCATCAGGAACATTTGAGGAGATACAGCCAGACGGAACAAAGGTTACAAAAATTCAAGGTGAGAATTACGAGATAATAGCAAAAGGACAAAATGTTTCAATTACAGGTGGGTGTAATATTACTGTAAATGGTGATACAAGAATTAAAACAAATGGAGATTATATCCATGAGGTTACAGGAAACTATCATCTTTCTTGTAAAGACTTTGTACAAAGTGTAGGAAGTTATGCACAGAAAGTTGAAGGAGATAAAATAACAGATGTCGGTGGAGTTTACGGCATGGCTTCTGAGTCTCTCAATGCTGTTACTAAGGGAAGTATTGGTATAGACTCTGGAGGAGATGTGAGTATTTCTACAGGAGATGATTTTGATGTATTTGCGATTGGAAACTTTGATGTATTTTCAGGCAGTAACTTACAACTTATGTCGGCTAACAAAATTGATGTGGGGGCAGTTGGTGGTGCTTTAAATTTAGGGGCACAAGGGAAATTAAATGTTCAATCAGCAAACGAAATTAAAATAGAAGGTGAAGAAACAATTTATTTGTTGGGCCCAGAGGAGAAAACTATAGAAATGGGAAGATCACCAGCTCCTGGCACTACTCTTATAAGAGAAGGTGAATTAGAATTGACAGGTGGTGCAAAAATAGTAAATGAAGAAACTGAACAAGCAGCTGCAGGCTTTGCTGCCGGAGATTGGAAAAATTCGGATGGTACAGACTAATGGGAGTATTTAAAACATGAGTTCGCCAGTATGTTCACTTGTGGCTACAGCTATTAACTTAGCAAATGCTAAA